GATCTGGAATGCGAGGCACACCTGTTCGTTGATTTTCTCGCGTGCGTCCAGGTCGGCCATGTCCACCGGCTTGAACAGTTCGCCGATGGCGCGAACCTCCATGCCGTCGCGCAGAGGAAGCCATGCACCCTCGCGGCCGCCGCCCTGCTGGTAGTTGCGGAGCGCTTGCACGAAATCGTCGTAATCCTCCTGCGACTCCCACTGCATTTCCTTCGGCCGGTAGATGTACGCGGGTGTCTGCGGACTGTTCTCAGCGACTTTGCGACGGTATTTCGCCATCGCACGCGCCTCGGAGAGCAGGGAACGGAGAACGTTGGTCACGGGGTCTCCGAGGTTCAGGCCGTCGATATAGCCGATGTCAAGCACGATTCGCGGGTCCGGCAGCTTGTAGGTACCGCCCTTGTTGCCGTCGACGCTGCTGATGGTCACGCCGGTGAGTTCGCCGAAACCGTTCGCCGTGAGGCTGTACCCGTCGGCGGGGATGCGGCGAAGCGTGTTCCCGCCGCCAGAACGGTTGCTGCCGAGCGTGCACAGCCACCGGTCTTCCAGCAGCATGTCACGGATGAGTGATGCATAGAAACGGTATCGGCTCATACCGGGCAGTTCGGAAGGCCGTTTGACCAGCCGGGCCAATGCGCCGTCTCGTATCTCCTCCGCGTCGCCGTCAGCGTTCTTCCGATACACCTTCAACGGCAGAGAGGCCAATTGGCGGGTAATGAAATCGACCACGACGCGCACCGCGTATTCGCGGCAGTACATGCCGTTCACGTAGCCGGCGAAGTCCTCTTCGGTGGGCCAGCTGATGGCCTCGGGCATCGCGTCGCCCACCGTGGGCAACGCGCCGGTCTCCGGCTCCGCGCCCTTCATGGCGATGGCGGCGGGGCCGCGCAGCAGATTATTCAGAAACCCCATACGCAGCCTCCTTGGGTCACGTCATATCAACAGTGAATCTTGATGCCCGTGGAGGGCCTGTACTTCGGTTTCTCCGGCTCGCCGTCCATAGTCTCCAACGCATACAGTGCCTGCGATTCGGCGATGAGGCCGGAAATGTGCATAGCGCTCTGGTTCCGGTCCCACACCTCGACCTCACCCAATCGGCGGGTCACGGCCACGCTCACCTGTTGTCCGATGGCGGGCTGGGGGAGATGGCGGAGTTTGTTTTCCTTCACTCGGTCACGGAAACGGCCGGTTGCGGCTCCCATGCGAAAGCCCTCGATGAGATGCACCGTCCAACCGGCCTCCGCGAGCGGGTCGGCGAAGTCCACGGCCGGGCAGCCCTTGGACTGCAAGGCGATTTCGTGGATGTTCGGCCAAGCCTCACGAAGCATTTTGAGGTATTTCGGCACCCAGAGCATGCCGTCGCGGCGCACAATCAGTTCGACGTGCGGCAATCCGTCCTCGCGGTAGCCGGCGGCGGCGATATAGGTGGTCTCACGGTCGGCGCTGGTGTCCACGGAAAGCACTACGCGCCCGTCATCGGGGATACGGGACTTCGGGTCGATGCCGCGCTTCCACAGCTTCGGGTTGATGTACGGCGTGATGTCGGCCGTCACCCACTGGCACAAGACCTCGGTGCGGTACGCGGCTTCGGTCATGCCGTTGATGTCGGCCGCGATACTCCGATACGTCATCGGCCCGTAACCCATGGAGGGGTTCGCCTGACGAATGCCGTCGAGATCGTCCAGCTCGCATTTATCCGGAGCCGACCACTCGAAATACCCATAGGACGAGTCATGTCCCTCGGCCCATTCGTCCGGCGACTGTTTGCCGGTTTCGACCGAGGCGTTCCATGATTCCGCCAGGGCGCGGCCCTCGTCAACGACTCGGCGCAGTACGATGCTGCGGTAGTCGCCGGCGTTGCTGATGCCCCACAGTTGGCTGGACCAGATGGCCTTCGTGGTCTGCGACACCGCATTCCAACCGTCGTCGGTATGCTGTTCGCGCAGCTCGTCGAACACGACACGGCTTGCGCTCTTGGAACGGATGTTCTTATCGGCGCGCACGATATACTGCGCCTTGTTACGGCAGATAATCGCCTCTTCGCCATGCGAATTGTTGACCTGCTGCACACGCTTCTGCAATACGGGCACCGCAAGCGCGGCCTCGCCCTCGGAAGCGGGATTCGGATTACACCAATTCAGTACGGCCTGATACGGGGCACGAGCATTGTCCAACGTCTGCGCGGCACCGACCACGAGAAACTTCCAAGCCGGCGACAATTCCGGATGACGGCCAGAATCAACGAACAGCCACCACGCAACCAGCACGCTCATCAACGTGGTCTTGCCGTTCTGACGGGCAACCTCGGTCACCACGCGGCGGAACCGGTATGAGCCGTCCGGCAGAAGCTCGAGTCCGTGGATCAGCAGCCATTTCTGCCACGGGTAGAGATGCACGTGGAGGAACTTTTCGGCGAATTCGATGACCGCGTAGCCGTTTGATGTTTCCGGCGTCAGTTCGCGCAGCGGGGGAGTGAATATGCGTGGCGTGGTGATGCCGTGGGCATCGTCGTTGATTTCGCCGATGCCCATGACGCCTCCTAGCTGATTTTCGCCAGATACTCCTCAAGCTCATCCGCCACCGGAGTCGCCTCGGGCTTGGCGGCCTTACCCCTCGCCGGTTTCGCCGGCTTCTCCTCCTCGGGAACCAGTCCGAGAGCCGCGCAATATTTCAGGAACGTCGGCAGCGAGGTATTGTCGTTCTGCGGCACAGCCGGACGGGTACCCTTTCCCTTCGCTTCGGCGTCCGATATGGCCTGTTCCGCCAATTCGTCCCAATGGTCGATTTTCCATGCAAGGGCCCGGGCGGCGGCGACCGTGGCTGCGTCCTTCGCGCGCAGATGCTTGGCGTTGCGCAGCGAACGCTCCAATGCGTCGGCCACCGTTTCCTGCGGAAACTGTTTCGGCATGGAACCTCCTTCGCGCGCGACCCCGGCCGAATATCGAATATTTTTCGGAGGGAGAGGAAGAGCGGCCATGCGGGTCGTGTCCCGCCCGTGGCCGGTTTTGGGATTCTACCGCCCCTCCCGGCGGTCAGGCGTTGAATGCGCCGATGAATGCGTCGATGAATGCGTTGACTCCGTTGGTGAGGCGTCTGGTGAATGCTTGACCGTCGACCTTGGGTATGACGGTGGTGCGTCCGTCTTCTGAGACTGTTGGTTCGAGGTTGATTGGCAGGTCCGCTTCGATTTCGCCTAGGTCGTAGTCGGTGTTGCTGTTGGCTAGGCTGGCGCTGATGTGGAGCGTGATGGGATAGGTTGCTTCGCGGATCACCTCGCCGCTGAATGTCTTGGCTGGTTCTTCGATGTCCATGAGCGTTGGGCCTCCTATGCTGTCTGGATCCATTGGCGTGAGAGTGTGCCGATTGGTGTGGCGGGGTCTTTGTTGCCGCGCAGGTTGTTGCATTGGGTGTGTGATGGGCGGAAGCCTGCGGGGTCGTGTTGCAGGTCTGGTCGTTTGGTGACGGGATAGAAGTGGTCGAGGTTGAAGCTGTCGTCTGTGGTGTTCTGTGGTGCGTCGTAGTCGATGGGCATTCCGCAGAGCCAGCATGGACGGTGTTCGCTCTTGCATTCGAGGAAGAATTTCTTGCGGTCTTTTTCGAATTGGCGTCCGCCTTTGCGGACTTGGCGGCTGTAGCTGACCATGATGCCGTCACCCCGCAATCATTGGAGAATAGGTGTCCCTCGCCTCGGATTCGAACCGAGACTGTATCGGACTTGAATCGGATGCCTCTGCTGGTTGGGCTAGCGAGGGGTTGAAATATCAGGAGTTTTCGGCGTGTTTTGTTGTGCTCTCCTTGCATATCTATAGTAGTTGTGTTACTGTAGATATATCAGCAGAAAGGAGGTATCCGATGAGCCCAAAGGATTGGTTTGATGTCATCAACGGCATCATCGCCAACGTCATCGCCGCAGCCGCGCTAGCCATCGCAGTCAAGCGAAGACCGAAGCGCAAGAAGTAAAAAAGGTTCCGGCTAGACCTATTAGCCGGAACCTCCCGCCAATCCTATCCCATCGGAGAACGCATCATGAGAACATCACTGATCTTCGGAATCGTCGCCGTGGTATTCGGTGCCGTGGCCTTGGTCGGCGCACTGTCCAGCAGCCCGATAGTATCTGGCGGCTTCGGTCTCGCGGCCGGAATCATGGGTCTCGCGGCCGGAATCATCAATGGCAAGGACGGCGACAATGGCGACTGAATATCTCGGCGTCAAGCAGGTCGCCGAACGTCTCGGCATCACCAGCGGCGGACTGCTCAACCTCAAACTCCCGGAGCCCGACGCAATGATTGGCCGCACTCGGGGCTGGTTGCCTGAGACCATCGATGAATGGAACGCCCAACGTCCGGGACGTGGTGTCGGCGGAGGAAGGCCACGCAAGAACAAAGCATAGATACGCGAAAAACCCAGCCACTTGAGCTGGGTTTTTCGATACTAATCCACTGACATTATGCGGTCACAGTCAGCTCTTTGTCAAGTCCGCCACTGATGACGAGCCGGTAGACGCTGCTGTATGAAATGCCTTGGGGCGTGACATCAAGCTTGCCTCGGGATTTCCACACGGTGAGCGTATGCCTTTTGACGGTGATTCCCGCGTCCGTGAACGCCTTGGCTATCTCAGCCGCAGACCCGCGCCTGGAATCATCCCAACACAACGTCTTGAGCCTACGCAGTTTAACCGTCTGCGCTCGCTGTTCCCTCCCGCAGACCGGGCATGTCACCCACTGGTCTGCTGCCCCAGCGGTGAGCATGGTCTCGCATAGTTCGCAGGTGCCGATTTCGCGGCGTTGCTCCGGCGGGTCCAGCGCAGTATCGACTTTGCGTGCGATGCCGTCAACGACGTGCATGTAGAAGCCCGCGTCCGCGAACGTGGCGAGCCTGGGGTGGCCTGCGCATGCGATGAGCGTGGCCTTCAGATCCTCGTTGCGTTTGTCTTTGCGCCAGTCGAGTGCGTCGATGCCGTCGAGGCAGCGCCATAGTTCGCGGGCCGTGGCGTCGAGCATGTCGATCAGGTCGAGCACGTCGAGCCTGATTGGAGTCGGTGGAGTGGCGGTCTGGATTCGCGTGGGCGAATGCCCGCCCGGATGCAGGGTCGCGTCCAACGAGTCATGCAACGGCGTGACGTCGCGCGCCAATCGCAGGAGCGTGCCGGCGAAACGCAGCTCGCACGCCGTGCACAGTGAATATCCCCCTTCGGTTATCGTTTTGCAGTTCTGGCAGTTCACGTTGGCCCCTTCCGGCTGGTCGGCTAGAATAATGTTTGCTTCTCATCGCCCTGGCCGACCATGGTTGGGGCTTTCTCGTATTTGAGCCGGCTGTATGGCATGTTCCATATGCGTTTGAATTCGGCTATCTCCTGCTTCGACAGTTTCGGCCCGCCCCATGGCTTGCCCGGCGGGCGTTCCCGTTTCGGCGGTTTGAACGGTTTGACGCTTATCCGGGCGAGATGACACATGTGCATGGCCAGATACTGGCCGTCCGGTCTGATGCCTGCATCTCCGCAGGTGCTACGGAGCAGCAGGTGGCCGACGGAGGGAAGCCACGTGACGCGGGTCAACGGCCGGCCGAGGATTATCGCCACGGTCAGGTCGTCACCCGCCACACACCCGTAATCCCACGACTCCCACACGGTTTCCCGATCCTCGATGACGTACAGGCCGCACCCCTCGCAGACGGTGACCACGAGAGGACTTGATTTCGGGATGAACGCGCGAAGCCATGGGGGTTTGCGTTCACGGGCGCGTGGCCTGCTCACTCCTCCATTGCCTTTCTTCTTGCCGCGTCGAACGCGATTCTGATGATGTTCTCCAACCACGCGCCGGGGAGCGTGATGAACTTTCTGGTTTCGTCCATGGCGGCGGCAATCTCCTCCTCGGTGATTTCGCGGTTTGCGCAGGCCTTGTATCCTCTTGCCCATGCCCATTGCAAGTCGGCGTCGACGTACGAGGGGTCGCGTTGTTCCCGGGCTTCTATCTCACGGTCGATGATGCTCATTTGTTTCCTCCGTTTCGTCGTTGAGTGCCGTTTCGATTCGTATGCACAGGTCGACGGCTTGCTGCCATCCGTTCCGATAGCCGATGACGAACGCCTCGGCCGGACTGTCGTTGCCCAGCCCCGATGAGGCCAATGCGTTGAGGGCTTGTTGGGTGAGGTCAATCGGTTCGGCCATGGGTCAGTCCTCCCATTTGATGTCCTGGATTTCATGCAGCACCGCTTCGCAGGCGGTGATGAGTACGCTGAGCATACGGCGGCCGTGATGGCCTCTCCGGTCAAGGTTGAACAGGTCGGGATGGCCTTGACTCCACTGGTCGATGCCGATGGAGGCGATTGGGATGGTTTCGACCAGATTGGTGTCAGCATCCTCACAGCGGTATTGGATGGTGACGGATTCTTTCATGCTTCCTCGCTTTCAGTCGTGTAACAGTTCGCGTCGAGCCAGTCGGCGATGACGCGGAAGTCCTTGGCCCATTGGATGCGGTTTTCCCGCTCCCGCTCGTCCTTGGGGGCTGGTTTCGGCTCATTGAGGTTGAGTAGTCCGTATTCGGGTTTCTTCAGATAGTGGCAGCGGGCGCGTCCGCGTCCCTTGCCGGCTTGCTTGTAGTTGATGAGCTGGAGTATGTGCAGCATCTCCAACGCCTTGGTCGGATCGAAGTTCGGGGTCTCAGAATCCGCATCGAAGCGCTTTCGAAGCTCGGGCGTGGTTCCTTCTCCGTTGCCGAGCTCCCATGCGGTCGCTTCGATCTGCTCCCTGAATGTGAGTGTCATCTCGTGGTTCCTTTCTGACGTTTTCTTGGTTGGGAACAACTAGTGTCGTTGACGTGCTTTTTTTGCTGTTCCGGAGGGCCGAGTCGCAGTTGTTCCCGCACCCACCCACACACGTAGTGTGGGTGGGGAGTGCTGGGAACAGCTGGACATCGCTACTCCAGTTGTTCCGGGAACAACTGGGAACAACTGGGAACAACGGGAACAACTAGATTTCGAGGTGGTTTTCGTCTTCCAATTCGCTCGCCTCCTCCCTGCTCATCCGGTCCACGAAAGCGTCCGATTTCGGGTCGTCCATCTGCCGGTATGGTCTGACGCTGGCGTAGATGTTCCGGTTGTTGCGTCCGGAGCGGTTGCTGATCCATCCGCCTTCGAGCAGCCGGTTGATGGCGGTGAGCACGGTGGTCTTCCGGGCGCTTGACCCGTCGTCCTTCAGCAGTTCGATGATTTCGGTCTGGTTCGGCTCCTCGGGCGCGTTCTCGATGATCCGGCTGATCTTCTCCATGAGTCCGGTGGGTCGTTCGAGGCCGCGCTGTCGTGTGGTTTCGTCGCTGGGCATCATGTTGGGGCGTGCGATGGTGACGCGCATGAGTTTCGGATCCGTGCTGTTGATTTCGATGCGTGCGGCTTCGCGCAGGTGGCTGCCGTTGCTGCTCCAGCTGACGGCGCAATGCTCCTCGATCTCGCTGATGCGGTCCTTGCCTGATTTGATGACGATGGTGCCGCGCACGCCCTTGCCGACTGGTTTGGTCATGTCCACCGAGTAGCTGATGCCGTCGATGAGTGCGAGTTTCTGCATGCTGCCGCCGGCGTAGCGGCCCCGGTTGTCTTTGGACTTGACGACGTGGTCGATGAGTACGACTGCTGGCCCACAGGCGCTGATGAGTCGTGGCATGGTGTTGTACCAGGCGGCGATGTCGTCACCGCTGTTGCTGTCGAGGCCGGCGTAGGCGAGGCAGCTGGTGACGCCGTCGATGATGGCCAGCGTGGCGGTGTCGGCGTAGTCGAGGGTCTCGCGCCAGCCGTCGAGGCTGGTGGGGCTGCTGGGCTTGGCGCTGGGCCGCACGTAGTGTAAATGCTGCACGATCTGTTCGCCGGTCACGCCGAGCAGCAGGAGACGCTTGACGACGTTTCTGGCGGAATCCTCATAGTCGATATAGATCACGTCATGTCCCTGTCTGAGTTCCTGGGCGGTGGCGATCTGGGCGATCATGCTTTTGCCGCAGCCGGGTTCGCCGTGCAGGTCGTTGACCGCGCCACGGTAGAAGAGTCCTTGGCCGTCCTCGCGTTGGAACACGGTTGGCGTTGGCGGCAGTTCGACGCCGGACGCCAACTGGGTGAGGTCTTCGAACCGCCAACTGGAGGAGGCGTTTTTACTTGCCTCGTGACTTTCCATTGAACCGTTTTGAACCGATGCGACGGGTGTTGAACCGGCTTGAACCGGCATTGTTCCAGTGTTTTGAACTGCTTCCGGGTGACTTTCCTCCATTTGACTCGCAGCCGCGTTTTGGGTGAGTTCGTCGAACTCGCCGGGCGTCATGCGTTCGATTTTCGACTGCTCGCACGGATCCACATGCGATTGCACGCCGTTGACCTTCTCCATCGCGCCACTGAGAATACTGGCCCATTCGCGTGCCGCCTCACGCTCCTTGCCTTGACGGTCGGGGGCCACCTCGGCGATGAACCGTGGCTTCAATTGGTTGATGGCGTCGAGCGCTCCACGATGGCCTTCCTGCGCGAAGTTAACCAACGCCCAGACGGCCTGCAGCGTGGTGTCATGCCTTGAGCCTTTGGAAGCGGGGTTGGCGAGCGTCTTGTTGAGGAACGTGTTGACCGCCTTGCACATGCGGTCGTCGTATTCCCTCGGATTCGAGGGGGTTAAAGTGTTCGAATTCGAACACTTTAATTCCTTCGGGTTCGACATATTGTCGGGTTTGCGCAGGTAGTCCACCCACTTCCATGGCAGTGTCGCCAGATCCGAGATGTGGGGGAGTGTGCTGGCGAATGCGCCGCTTGGCGTGTACCAGCAGTACATTTCGCCGCTCGGGTGGATCGACGGCCAGACCACGGAATACCGGTGGCCGGGTTGCAGGATGTCCACCCCCTCGATGGCGCCGCCCTTCCACGCGAGGCCTTCGGGCACCTTGTAGAACAGGTGGCGTGCCGGACTGTCGATGCCGTGCGCCGTGCTGCTCCACGTGGCCGGAAGCATGCCCAGTTCCTGAGAGAGTTCGCTGATGCCTTTCGCCCCGTCCGCCTTGACCTGATGGCCTTGTGCGGCGTCGATGTCCAACACGAGCACGCCTTCTGGTATGACGATGCCCGTGTTCGCGTTCGGGTTGACTTGGCTCCACAACTGTATTTGTTCGTCGGTGACGGGTTTGCGGCTGCGTCCCGTGAAACCAGCGGGTGGCGGGGTCTTGCGTCCCTCGGGCAGGGGGATGACCTGCATCCATCCAGCCGCACGGTACAGGGGTGCGGCTGCCGTGTATCCGTAGATGTCGATCATCTTCGAAACTCCCTTTGACGTAGTGTGAAAATGTGTGTGGTGCCGTGCCCGTCGTCGCAACAGGGCCGGCCGCTTGGATACGGCGACGG